GTTTTTGGAGCTAGACTATTTTTATCAAATGGTATTTGGACTTTTATACAAGTTAATACTTATGAACAAATGGCATCTTCTGATCAGTTTAGAAGAGATTACACAAAGAGTAATAATGGAAGCACATCATCGCCAAGCTTTAGCACGTCATATTCTGAAAATAAAACTGAGGATGGAACAAATATACAGAGATTAGCTGGTAATGATTTTGACTCATTAGCTATTTTAAAAGAAGCAAATTTAAAATATGAAATGTTCAGAAGTTATGATTTGATACCTAATAATATAAGTGGTAATGCTGGATCACAAACACCAATAAACAACGCTTTAGTAGCTTGGAATGGTTGGCATACTGTGGGTGAGGGTTTTAATACTGATGGCGATATTTATGGAATCAACGACTCCACATCTGACAAAATAAGTTTTAAATTGGGAGAACTGACTCAGTTAGATGGTCAAACAATAAGGGTTAAAAGAAGATTTAACAGAGCTTTTAACGGAACTTCAACTCAATTTAATAACATTATTACAAGTGGTGGAAAGGCTGCAATTTTATTCTTTCATAGATTAAAATTAATAGGTGCTAGTTCAACTGTTTATTCTCGTTATACATATACAACAGGTGGTGCATCTCCTTGGACTTCAACCTCTGCTTATGGAAATGCTCCAGACTATGGAGCTTCAACATCTGCTGGATCTTTAGGATTTGTAGGTTTTACACCATCAAACTTTTTTGTTTTAGATTTTGAAACAGAAGAAGTACCTTTTGGTGGTGATTTATTTTTTGAATGTTTTGCTAGAGTTTTTTTTAACTATGGGTCAAACGACCCAGACACTGGAACAGAAATAACAACAACAGCAGATCAACAAAAGTTTTTTATTTTTTCTGCACCAGAAAATGCAGATGATCAACTGATACAAGCATATATAAACGGAGAATCAACAAGTCAACAATTTTTTAGAACAACTCAAGATATTTCTAATGGAGTGACTTATGAGGTAGGTGAAGTTTTTATTGGAACTGGTCCATTATCAGCGCAAGGAGCTATCTCTGTTTTTAACTTTGATACAAGTGCTTTTGACAATGGTAATGTGGCTACTTATGTTGCCTATGGCACTGGTACTGGAAAATCTATCAGCAAGTTATTACTTAATCAAATTATGATTGGTCAACATAATGGAGCAAGTATTTTTAACGGTAGTTTGAAAATACTATCTAATAACGTACAATTAAATGGATATAAATTTAATAATGGTATTACTATTGATAGCAAATTATATATTCCTTATGAATGTACTTTTATTGCAAATCAAGACACTTGGCAGGGCGAATGGTATGAAATAAATACAAGTGTACCAACTTTGACAGATACATTAGATGCTCAAAGTTTAAATAATAATACAAATAACACATCATCTACTAATAGTTGGTAATATGTCACTACAACAATATCTAAATAATAAAGTTTTAGCAACAGTATCAGATGCTTTTGAAGGAGGTGCAACAACTGTTTTATCTATTTCACCCCTTAATCAAAAAATGGCTTTTAGTGGTGACGTTGTTAAATTAATACATAGGGGAACTGGCAGAGAATACAGTTTAACTTTGACTGCTGACTTAGATAATTCGGTTGCTAGATGTACTTTTAGCTCTGTCACATTTGATACAAATATACCACAAGGAAGTGTCATCATCCAATCTAAAGATGTAGCATTTCAAAGAAAGCATACGAGCCTACAATATATTAGTTTTTCAAGTCAAGCAGCAACACAAGCAGAATGGAAAACTTTTAGTTCTGCTGGTATATCCAACCACACTTGGAATACTACAACAACAGATACTGGCACAACAGTTGGATCATCTCAAATAACTTCAATTTCAACAGCTATTCAGTCTGTTGGAATAGTGATGCCATTTGATTGTATTCTTATAGGTATTAGAGCTATTATATACAGAGTAGGTAATTTTCAAACTGCTGTTGGTTTGTTTTGTGGAACACCAGCATATAACGACAATGCAACTCAAAACTTTACTTTGAGAGCTTACGCTGCTGCTGATAATTCTGCTGGTCCAGACTCAAATTATAGTCAAAGACCAGTAAAAGCTGAGGATTTAACTAGAAGTCACACACTTTCAAAAGGAGATATTATATTACCAGCTTTTAATAGTGTTACAAATAATGGAGGTAATGCACGAATAACATACACAATAGTTGTAAAAACAATACATAATAATAATAACATATTATGATAAAAGAAGATATAGAAAAACTAAAAATAGATATAGAGGGTGCTATGCTTTCTGGTGACTATGAAAGTATTGTTGTAATATTAAAATTGATTATAGATAAAATAGAAGAACTTGAGAAAAAATGAAAAATTTATTAAAAGAATGTTCTGACGTTCTAACACTAAACATAACAACATTAGCAATCAGTTTTACTCAAGTTGAGATGATATTGAAAATAGTTCTTTTGGTTTTATCAATTGTGTATACTGCTGATAAGATAATAAAAAACAGAAACAAAAATGGCTAAGTTGATTTCAAGTAATTTTAGAGAAAAGCCTAAAAAAAAGAGAAAGGGCATTCACTCAAAAAATAAAAGTAAAACAAAAGGAGGCTCTCAATATTTAAAGCCTTACAATAAACAAGGTAGATAATGGAAGATATTTTAAAATTAGTGGAAAGTTACGGATTGTCGGTAGTATTGTTGCTTGGTAGTTTATATGCTTTATATAGATTTTTCTTTTTTTCAATCGTCACGGTAAAAGAAACATTTAGCAAATACCACGAAAATAACGCTAAAGATATGCAATATATTAAAAGTAAAATTGACATTATATTGGAATTTATAAAAGAAAAAAAATGAGAAATATGATTTGCACATTAATATATAAATTAACTTTTAGAAAAATTTGCTTAGGTTATTGTAATTGTATATTAAAATGAAATATTTTAAGATAGAGGAGTTTAATTGTGATGGTGTTATCTGTTTCGATAAAATGGATGTAGATTTATTAAGAATGTTAGATCAAGCAAGAGAATACGCTAACACTCCATTTAAATTGACTAGTACTTGGAGAAGTGTTGAAAAAAACAACTCATTAAAAAATAGCTCTAAAAACAGCAGTCATCTAAAAGGTATGGCAGTTGATATTGCTTGTGCTGATAGTGTTACAAGACAAAAGATAGTTGGTGGACTAATAAAAGCTGGGTTTACTAGAATTGGTATATCCAAAACCTTCATACACGCTGATAATGATTTTAAAACTGATGCAATATGGCTTTACTAAAAAAACTTTTTAACTCTGGAGCAAAAGAACTTGTTGAATCTGTTGGAAATGCTATTGACAAAATACACACATCGGCAGAAGAAAAAGAACATATAAAAGCTGAGATAGAAAAACATATTTTTAACTATGAGGAAAAAATACAAAAAGAAGTTACAAAACGTTGGGAGTCGGATAACCAAAGTGATAATATCTTGGCTAAATCGGTACGTCCTATTAGCTTACTTTTTTTGCTTCTTGTTCTTACTATATTTACTCTCGTTGATTTTAGTTTTATTGACTTAGATATTAAAGACTCTTGGATTGACCTTTGGCAACTATTAGCCATTACAGCTTTTGGAGCCTACTTCGGTGGTAGGTCTTACGAAAAGATAAAAAGACAATGAAAGACTTTAGAAGGTATAGACTAAAGCCAGACGAATATAGTTTGATTGATAAATACAGACACTATAAAAAACAAAAGGTAGCAGAAAGTAATGTTTTGATTATAGGAGATTTGCACGAACCTTTCTGTTTAAATGGCTATTTACAATTTTGCGTTAATACTTATCATTATTATAAATGTACTGATGTTATATTTATTGGAGATATAATAGACAATCACTATTCTAGCTATCACGAAACTGATGCAGATGGTCTAGGTGGTGGAGATGAGTTAGAACTTGCAGTAAATAAAATTGCTAAATGGTATAAAGCATTTCCAGAGGCTAAGGTAATAATAGGTAATCACGATAGAATGATAATGAGGAAAGCACAAACCTCATCAATACCTAGTAAATGGATAAAAAGCTATCAAGATGTTTTAGAAGTTTCTAATTGGGAGTTTTTGGAAAGATATGTATTAAATGATGTTCAATATATACACGGAGAAGCTGGTACTGCTAGAACTAAATGCAGAGCTGATATGATGAATACCGTACAAGGTCACTTACATACTCAATGCTATACTGAGAACTATGTAGGTGCTAAATATAGAATCTTTGGAATGCAGATAGGTTGTGGCATTGATCACGAGTCTTATGCTATGGCTTACGCAAAGTCTGGTAAAAAACCAGCTATTGCTTGTGGTGTTATTCTTAACAACGGAAAAACTCCTATAAATGTTATGATGGAACTATAATTTTTATATATTCGCATCGTTTTGGTTATCAAATTAGTGTGATTAACTTGTTTATTAGTTTGTTTGAAGAGGGTATTTTAACTAATATCCTCTTTTTTTATGCCTATATTTAAAAAACTTTAACATTTTTTTACTCTAGTAAACTAGAAAAAAAACACTTTTTTTGTTAAAAAGTTTGCACAGAAGTTTAGAATGTATTACTTTAGCCAACGAACTAAATAAATAATTATATGAAAACTAACGATTTACACAAGCCAACTTACTTAGATGCTAAAATGGAGCTTGGAACACAAGTACAATTCTTTAGCTTCACATTAACTCAATTATGTACTTATACAATGGTTTTAGCCTTTCTAACGCTACTTCTATTGTTTTTTATACCAACATACTATACAGAGGTTTTAAGCCTTTATAGTGGCTCTTTTATAACTATGTTAGTATTTTATATTATTTACGGAACTAACTAATTATGGAAAAATTAACCGACAAACACATTCAAGCACAAGCTCTACAACATCTTTTGATACATTATGAGAAAAAATACGATAAGTATAAGCAACTCGATAGAGATGACATTCTAAAAAACTTAGAATTGTATATTGCAAAGATCAGAAGAACTCTGATCCAAGTATTAGAGTCAGAAGAAGAAAATAAAGAAAAACCAATAAAATTTTATTAAAATGCAAAAAGT